TCTTTGGTTTATGTAAATAAATTGGATTTAATGGAGAGAGTTCAATCAAAGAAAAATTTAATTAAAATATTAGTTTCAAGTAAACCTGAACCTATAAAAGAGTCGATTAATCTTCCATTAAAATCTATGATTAACATCGCCAACCAAACAATGAATGGTTATATTGAAAATCTTGATGAATCCGCAAAAAAAGAATTTATTCAATTAATGTCTGAAGACACTACATTACTTAAAAGAAAATTTAAAACCTTACAAAAAAATACAATTGTTAAATTAACAAATCTTTTAGAAAATGAAAAAGAGTCTGAAATTAAAACAAAATTGTCTGAAACAATCGACAAATTAAAAGTAGAAACATTTGACCAACTTAATTTTTTTAAATTAAAAAACTTAGACGAATCAATCTAATTTAGATTTTATTTTTTGAATATAACAAGATTTTAATTTTTGTTGTCTCAACCTTATTGATTTTTTAACAAATTCTTTTTTACCAAACAATATTTGATTTTGTTTAGTTTTAATCACCTTTGACTTTAACATCTTTAGGGATTTTTCTATCCCATTTTTTTTTACATCTATTTTTATCATATAATACAAATATATCAATTTTTTTAAAGTTTTTGACAATTGGGGTTATTTTACCTATATTTTGTTAAACAAATAAACATTGACAATATGAAACTTAATGAAAAAAGGAAAAAGTGTAAAGATAAATTTATATACACCAATTAAAACTGTATATGGAACGGTAGATTCAAAAAATTTAAAATCATTATATATAAACATTCAATCATGGGTTACTCCCAAATTTGAGCACAACAATTGGAATAGAGTTGTTTGTAATCTAAGTCGAGATATTAAACATTCGGTATTTAATTCCATAAATCATAAACTTTTTAAAGAACAAAGTATTGTTGATTTAGACTTAAGAACAAGTGGTATTTTACACGGTAAAAAATCTTTTTTAAATTTAGAAGTTAATTTATATACCAATAATGAAATGGATTTTAAATGTTCTGAAATTAAAGAATCGGTTAAAACAATTATTAAAAATATTGTTAAAGAAAATGTAATTCAAAATAAATATTTTGAATTTTCACCATCAAAAAACGAATAACATTAAAAAGATACTTCTATGATATATTTATCATAAAAAGAATTAATGAAACAATTAAGAATTTTAGAAGCAAGTGAAGTAGGCCATGGAATATTGGTTGAAACAGACGCGGGTTGGATATCACCAAAAGATATTAGAAATGCCAAAATATTAAAAGAAGCATCTGAAATGGATTATAGAAATCCATTTGAATTTTATGCGGTATTACAGAAGTATGATACTCCAAATAGAAACGGAAGATTTTATCCTGAAAAAATATTAAAAAGAGAAGCTGAAAATTATAAAAAGGCAATTGAGAAGGGCTTATCTACCTCAGAACTTAACCATCCCGAATCTTCTTTAATTGACTTGGATAGAGTGTCCCATATTATCACAGAAGTATGGTGGGATAAAAACATCTTAATGGGTAAACTTAAATTGTTAACATCACCAGGATTTCATGAAAGAGGTATTGTTTCAACTAAAGGAGACCAAGCGGCTAATTTAATGAGACAAGGTGTAACAATGGGAGTTTCTTCAAGAGGGGTTGGTTCGTTAAAAAAAGTTGGAGAAAGAAATGAAGTTCAAGATGATTTTGAATTAATTTGTTTTGACTTGGTATCATCTCCGTCAACTCCAGGAGCGTATTTATTTACTAATCCAAACGATAGAAATAAATATGAAGAGAATTTAGAAGAAGAAAAAAAATATAAATCGGTTGAAAATTCAGAATTTCAAACTAAAGGAGTTGACTTAATGAGAAAATTAACCGATTATTTGGGAAAATAATAAATTATGGACGAAAAATATTTTGTAGCAAAAATTCAGTACGATTTACTTGATGATAATACTGGAAAAATTAAAAAAATTAGAGAAGAGAAACTTGTTAAAGGATTCTCAGTAACCGATGTGGAAGCTAAAGTGACAGAAAAGTATCAAGGGTTTACAAATGATTGGAGAATTACTTCAGTATCGGAAAGTAAAATTGATGAGGTAATTGAATAATATCTCAATAAAAATTTAACAAAAAAAAGTGGTTTATCGACCGCTTTTTTTTATGCTTCAAAAGTTTTATATAAAATAAAAAAAAATGTAATACCATAAAATTGAATTTTTTATAATTTGATACTATTTATATTGTAAAAATAACAGATTTAAATGAAAGAAAACAAATCTTTAGTTCAAGAGGCTCTTATTCAAATGAAACAAGTTGAAGAAGCTATAGCCGAAAATGCAAAAGGAATACTTGCTTCAACTATGAAGAAAGAAATCAACCAATTAGTAAAAGAATCTCTTTCTGAACAAGAAGAAGAAGATGAGATTGATTTAGATACTGACGCGAATGCTGATGTTGATAATGATGATATTGATATGAACTCTGATGTAGAAGACATTGACTCTGATGAAGAAGATATGGATTATGACGAAGAAGATATGTACTCTGATGAAGAGGATATGGACATGGATATGGATTCAGATGAAAGTCCAATAGATTTAACTGACGCTTCTGACGAAGAAATTTTAAAAGTATTCAAAGCTATGGGTGAAGATGACGGTATTATCGTAAAAAAAGATGGTGAGAACGTTTATTTATCCGATGATGATGCTAATGTGGAATATCTTGTGAAACTTGGTGAATCTTATAAAGACAAAAAAAACAATTATAGTATGCGTGATGAACAAGACGAATCAGTAGATGATGTTATTAATGCTATTTTCTCTGACTCTGGTGATGTAAGTGATGTTGATAGTGATGATTTAGACGGAGAAGAAACTCTTTATGAAATTGAGATGGGTGAACCAGAAAAAGTTGAAACTATTTATGAACTTGAATTGGATGACGACAACTTAATACCAATCGACGAACAAGATGACGAAGACGGATTCAACAAATTTAACATGGACGAACAAGATGACGAAGACGAAGACGGATTCAACGAATTTAACATGGACGAACAAGATGACGAAGACGGATTCAACGAATTTAACATGGACGAACAAGATGACGAAGACGGAGACAACGGATACTACAATGAAACTTATAAACCTAAAGGTGTTGGAATAGGATTAGGTCCTAAATTTTCTTATAAAAATAAGACTAATGGCGGATTTAATGAAAAAAGAAAACAAGGTCCTAAATCAGTTGGTACTGGTAAACCTAAGTTTGAATACAAGAAAGGTGAAAATATGGGCGCTAAATCCAAAATTGTTAAAGCAGAAACTAAAGAAGGTCAAGGATACAAAGACAAAGAAGATGAAAGATTGTCAATGAAGCATGGTAAAATTGCATCAAAAGACATTAAGACTACTAAAGGTCGTAGAGATGACGCAGATTTTGAAAAATCTGAAACTAAAGAAGCAGCTAGAACATATGGAATGGGTTCCAAAGAAGGTAGAGGATTGAGAAAAGGTATCACTAATAATAGAAATTATGTTTATAGTAATAGTGGTGTTAAAACAGAATCTACTCAAGAAGAAGTTAGAATGTTGAGAGGAAAAAATGAGGAGTATAGAAAAGCATTAAATGTTTTTAGAGAAAAACTTAACGAAGTTGCAATCTTTAATTCAAATTTGGCTTATGCTACAAGATTGTTTACAGAACATTCAACAACTAAAAAAGAAAAAATAAACATCCTTAGAAGATTTGACGATGTTGAAACCTTAAAAGAATCTAAAAATCTTTATAGGTCTCTTAAAGACGAATTAACTTCGACGGATACAAAATCAATTAATGAATCGGTAACAACAAAATTAAACAAATCAGTTTCTACAGGTTCATCAACAACCCTAATTGAATCAAAAACTTATGAAAATCCTCAATTCTTAAGAATGAAGGACTTAATGGGTAAATTAGGTTAAACAATAAAAATAAACTTAAAAAAAAAATACTAAAAAAATGGGAGCATTATTAGAATCAGGTCTTGTTGGTAACATTGGGTTAAAACACCTTAAAGTTATCAAAGAAGACACAATCAACAAATGGGACAAATTAGGATTCTTAGAGGGTCTTAAAGGTCACATGAGAGAAAACGTAGCACAATTATACGAAAACCAAGCATCATTCTTAATCAATGAAGCATCATCTACATCTGATACAGGTGCATTTGAAACAGTGGTTTTCCCAATTGTTAGACGTGTATTCTCCAAATTATTAGCGAATGACATCGTTTCAGTACAAGCAATGAACTTACCAATCGGTAAATTATTCTACTTTGTACCTAACATTCAGGCTTACCAACCAGGTACTTCTGAGCACTACGCACCTTATGGTTCACCAAACGAAGCTGCGGGTCAAACACCAAACAGCGGTTATGACTATAACAATACTAAAGACCTTTACGATAGATTCTACGAAGGTAACGAACCAGCGTTAGACCCTCCAGGGTTATTTGACTATTCTAAAGGACAATTTTCCGCAATCACTGCTGATGTTGCTACTGTATCTTGGTTATCTGACGCATTAGTTGGTTCAGCTTATACTTTATCTGATTACAGAAAAGTATTGGTAGTTTTGTCAGGTTTTGCATCTGATGGAGCTGGTAAATTAATCGGACCTGATGGTCAACCAATGGATAACGAATCTTTCTTATCTGATTTGACTGTCTATGGTGCTGCTGGAAACACAACAACTTCGGCTAACGCATCTAACCCTTACTTATTCAGAGTTGTAACTCAGAGATATGGTAAAGGTATCGTTCAATACGGTAACAACAACGATACATTAACTTTCCCTGGTAGTAAAACAGGTGGTGGTCAATATGACAATCTGTGTGATGCTGAAGGTAAAATCTATTTAGAAATTGATTTACAGGTACCAGTATGTATTACTTGTGGTGGTTCTATGGACGGTTACACAGGTTCAACATTCTCTTCTAGTACCGCTACTAACAATGCGTTTACGGCTACTTATAGAATATATAAGAATTTAGAATTTGAAGATAAAATTGGTGAGGTATCTTTTGACCTTATGTCAGTTACAGTTTCTGTAACAGAAAGAAAATTAAGAGCTCAATGGTCTCCAGAAATGGCACAAGACGTTGCTGCGTTCCACAACATTGATGCTGAAGCTGAATTA